CTGAAGGAAGAACAATGGCAAGTGAAGTCGATATATGTAATTTAGCACTATCCCATATCGGAGCAAGTGCCACCATTTCAAGTTTAACAGAGGCTTCAGAGGAGGCCTTTCATTGTAATTTATTATTCGCAGATACGCGTGACACATTGCTGCGAGCATTCCCCTGGGGATTTGCTACGCGTCACATTGCCCTGTCAGATGTAGGTTCGCCTCCTGGCAATTGGAATTACAGATACAGTTATCCAAATGACTGTCTCTTTGCAAGAGAAATACTACAAACGAATACAGTAGCTGGCAGTAACGACCCAATCCCTTTTGAAGTCGCTTTAGGCGATGCCTATGACTCAAGAGTTATATTAACTGACCAAGTTACAGCAACCCTAATTTATACCTACCAGGCAACCAACACTTTGGTGTTTGAGCCTATGTTTATTAATGCCCTGGCATGGAAGCTGGCAAGTGAGATTGCTATGCCAATCACCAGGGACGAGAAGAGGATGGAGCAAGCCTATCAAATGTACTTGACTGTACTAGGAGAGGCTAAGACATTTAATGCTAACGAGTCTCACATAGATAGAAACACAGATGCGAGCTGGATAACAGGGCGGAGTTAATGCCTGTACATACGATACAACCATCATTCTCAGGCGGTGAGTTAGCGCCTTCTCTACATGCAAGAGTTGATCTCGCTAAATACGCAACAGGACTCAAAACCTGTCGTAACTTTTTTGTCCAGGCACATGGCGGAGTAGCCAATCGTCCAGGCACAAAGTTTGTCTGTGAGACAGCTAACTCAGCAAAAACAACCAGGCTGATTCCATTTGAATTTAATACCGAGCAAACTTATATCCTAGAGTTTGGTCATCAAACAATGCGAGTCATTAAGGATGGCGGCCAGGTGTTATCAAGTGGTAGTCCTGTCTCCATCTCAACGCCATACTCAGATACTGAGCTGGCAGATTTAAACTTTACGCAGTCTGCTGATGTCATGACGATATGTCATCCATCGCATCCAGTTAAAGAAGTGAAAAGAACCTCGCATACAAACTGGACAATTACTTCTGTTTCATTTGGCACATCCATGTCAGCACCTGGTAGTGTTTCTTCAACCAGGCAGAACTATGACGGCGGCAATCCAGGGACATCCTACTCGTATGTAGTCACAGCGGTTAAAACAGAGACAGGTGATGAGTCTGTAGCATCAAGCGCGACATCGATTACCAATAACAATCTTAGCTCAACCATCACCAATACGATTTCCTGGGGAGCGGTGAGCGGAGCTGATAGCTACAATATCTTTAAATCGCGTGGTGGTATTTACGGATTTATTGGTAGGTCAACAACGACTTCATTTAAAGATGACAATATTGAGGCGGATGCTAACGACACGCCAGCAACAGCAAGAACCATATTCAATACAACGGATGAGTACCCAGCAACAGTAGCCTACTACCAACAGCGACTAGTCTTTGGTCAAACCAATAACGACCCTCAAAAAATCTTTATGTCGCAAACGGGTAACTATCATAACTTTAATATCTCAGAGCCACTTAGAGATGATGACGCGGTGACCTTCACGATTGCTGCCTCTCAGGTGAACGAGGTAAGACACCTGGTTCCACTCAGCGATATGATAATTCTGACTTCAGGTGGTGAATGGTTATTAACTGCTAACGATGGCGTCATTACGCCGTCAGCCATCCAGGTTAAACCACAAGGTTATCGTGGGTCAGCAGATGCACCTCCTATTGTGATTGGTAACACGATCATTCATTTACAGGCTAAAGGAGCGATTATTAGAGACCTAGCATTTGCGCTAGAGTCTGACTCCTATACAGGTAATGATTTAACAGTTTTAGCTAGTCATTTGTTTGCTGGCAAGACAGTACGAGAATGGGCCTACGCTCAAGCTCCGCATTCTATTGTTTGGACAGTATTGAGTGATGGAACTTTAGCGGCCCTAACCTACATGAGAGAGCATGAAGTATGGGGTTGGTCAAGACACGATACTGACGGCACTTTCGAGAGTGTTTGTACCATCGCTGAAGGTGACGAGGATGCCACTTATTTTGTAGTTAAGCGCACCATTAATGGAGCAACTAAGCGTTACATAGAACGCCTAAATACAAGAGTATTTACAGATGTTGCTGATGCGTTTTTTGTGGACTCAGGGCTGTCATACGATGGTACACACACAGGGTCAACAACAATGACATTATCGGGAGGTAGTTCTTGGGCGCATACAGAGACTTTGACACTTACAGCAAGCGGCAGCACTTTCGTTTCAGGCGATGTAGGAAACACTATCGTATTGACTGTAGGCACAGAGACACTCGTATGTACCATTCAGGCTTACACCAGCGCCACAGCCGTATCAGTCAAAGCGGGAAGGGATGTACCTTCAGCGTTTAGAAGTGTAGCAGTATCATCCTGGTCAAAAGGAGTCGATGAGATTTCAGGGCTAGGACACCTTGAAGGCAAGACAGTTGCTATCCTGGCTGATGGTAATGTGGAAGCTCAAAAGACTGTTGCCTCAGGAGCGATTACTATCTCTCATCCAGCGACTAAGATACATATTGGATTACCCATCCAGGCAGATATACAAACACTTAACCTGGAGTTGGGTCAGCCTACGCAGCAAGGCAAAAAGAAAAGTATTTCAGAGGTGACACTCAGAGTCGAAAAGTCACGCGGAGGCAAGATAGGATATGACGCTGACCACCTCACAGAGTTTAAACAAAGAGCATACGAGCCATACGGCACAGCAACCTCCCTTAAAACAGGTGATATACAGGTCACCATGCCGTCTACCTGGCGTTCTGAGGGATCAATTTTCTTTAGGCAAGATGACCCATTACCGATGACATTACTAGCCGTTATACCTGAGGTGAGTGTTGGCGGATAAAGTTGAAATCAGAGATGTTGAAGAAGGTGATATTGCTGTCCTGGTCAGAAATATGCGTGACCACGATAAACAAGAAGTGAATGCAGCCACCAACATGGGAATTCGTAATGCTGTAAAAACTTCAGTCGATTTATCTTCTTACTCAAAAACAGGCCTGGTTAATGACGAGCTGGTGTGTATGTGGGGCGTTTGTCCTATATCACTACTGAGTGGTTCAGGTTCTCCCTGGATGTTAGGAACGGATTTGATAACAGAAAAGCAACGCATATTCCTGAGAAGGTCTAAGCCCTGGCTGGATGATATTCGCAAGGATTATAGGTATTTAGAGAACTTTGTTGATGCGCGTAATACGATGTCAATTAAGTGGCTCAAGTGGTTAGGTTTTGAAATGAATGAGGCAGAGCCATACGGCATACATGGTGAGCCTTTTCACAAGTTTACAATGGAGATTTAGTATGTGTACCCCAATGATAGGAATGTTACTAAACTTTGCTGGTGCTATGTCAGCTGCTGCGGGTAAACGACAAGCAGCGGAAGCGAAAGCACAAGAGTATGAATACCAGGCAAAGATAGATGAGAACAATCGTCAGGTAGCACTTTGGAAAGCACAGGATGCAGAAGCCAGGGGTGCTAAAGAAGAAGCAGCACTCAGAGTTAAAGTAGCGGGTCTCAAAGGAAGACAGCGCAGCGCATTGGCGGCAAGCGGTGTTGAAGTAGGTAGCGGGTCAGCTCTTGACATCCTGGGAGATACAGCAGCCCTGGGAGAGTTAGACGCACTCACTATTAGGTCAAACGCAGAAAGAGAATCATACGAACAAAATGTAGTTGCAAGTAATCTCCAGGCTAATGCTGGAATGAAACGCATGGGCGCACAAAACGCAAGAATTGCTGGAAAGATTGGCGCACAAACATCACTACTAACAGGTGCTGGCTCAGTTGCTGAAAAGTGGTACAACTACTCATACGGATAAGGATTAACAATGGCAACAGTACCACAATACCAAATAGGTCAAGTTAAAGACAGACCAGTTAGCGGTGGCTTTCAACAAATACAAACTAACTCAGATGCGTTTGGAGCGAGTATAGCCCAGGCTAATATTGAAAGAGGTAATGCGATTAGTCAGCTTGGAGACCAGGCATGGCAGATAGCAACGCAACAAAGAGACAAGCATGACCAGGCGGTACTCAAAGACCAGGATAACAATCTGCAAAACTTTATTCGAGATCAATTAGATGTTGATGGTGCGTTCTTATCACTTAAAGGAAAGAATGCTTTGTCTGCTAAAGGGAATGTAGAAAAACTGATTCAGGATTATTATAAAACACTTAGTAAAGATATTGACCCTCGTATTCTTGACCAATGGAAAACAGTAGCCAATCAAAGAATTAATTCAGCATTAGGTCGTATTGATACGCATTCAAGAACACAAACTGATGTTTATTACAGTAATGTGTCTGACTCTAGAATATCAGGTGCTTTATTTGATGCAGTCACTAATTATGAAAGCGAAAAAGATAGAGCTAAATACATCCAGTTTGGACTGAATGAGGTTGACCAAAAAATAGAAAGGCAGCTTGGTATTAGTCCTGATACCCAGGATGAAGATGAGAAAGCAACCTTAGAAAAGTTTCGATTAGATTTTACATCATCAGCACATTCAGGCATTGTTGAGAAGCTCCTGGCTGATGACCGCTATGACGCAGCAGAACAATACTATATGGCTAATAAATCTGCTATTAAAGCAGATACTAGGCTCGCATTAGAAAAAGCTATAGAATCCAATACAAGAGACGGACAGGTGCGCGATGCGGTGATGGAGATATGGAATACTCCTGGACTATCGGATACAGAGCAAATTGAGAAAGCAGAGAAGATTACAGATGCCTCTCTTGCTGCATTAGTTGTTGCTGATTTAAAAACCAAACAAGTGTATCGAGACCAGGAAGAGCAAGATGCTTTTAATGATGCAGATAATGAAGCACAAGCATTAGTAACTGATAATAATCTTGTTTCACTTGATCAAATTCCTAAAGACCTTTACAACAAAATGTCTCCAGCAAAACGAGAAGAACTTAAAAAATACTTCATCAATGAAGAGATAAGAGTTAGAACGGAAAATGAAGACGCCGCATCACGCAATGTGTACACACAATATGGTTTATATCTTTTAGACAATTCACAGCCACTTCCAAGTACAGATGACATCTTAAAAATGAGTGGTAAAGACATAGTTAATTTCTTTGATAAAAGAGAATCAGATGTACAAGCAGCTGCGACTCAAGACGAAAGCGATGCTTATAAAGCAGCTAAAAAATTGCAAGCAACTGGAACGCCATACAACGAAATACCACAAGACCTGATTGATGCTATGTCAGGTGAGCAGCTCGACATTATTAAAGATAGATACAAGGTTCTTGCAGAGCGATTAGAGACCCAAGCTTATGAAGAAGGATTGATGTTGATAGCTAATGGGCAAGAGGTTCCACAGTTATTGCTAGTGGATATGGATGGTATCCAACGACTGAATATCAAAAAAGAACTAGCAGCTGCGGACAGGTCGCGTGAAGGAATAGCCTATGACAAATTACTCAAACATTTACTGATACCAGGCAACACATTAGAGAATGCGCCTGAAGGTTTAACTGACCAGGTTAGCGGTGAGCATATGACATCGATTACTAATGCGCTGTCTACTTCTAGAGCTGCCCAGGCAAAAATAGATAACGACATACTACAGCTGACAAACTACAACTCAATGCTAAGAATGGCGCGTCAAGCTCCTGAACAGTTTGCAAATTATGATCTACAAACTTTAATTGGTAAAGTCTCCGAGACTAATTGGAAATCACTTGACAAAATGCAAAGCAGTCCAGGCGGAGTGGACTCTGTTGTTACCAGGCGTAATCTTGTTTATCAAACACTTGCGGGTCTTATGCGAAATGATAAAGATAGAGTATTCAATAAAAATATTAATATTACTACGCTATCAACAGAATCGAGTGAAGCTGGAGACAATGTTCGAGGATTTATCACAGAAGTCGATAGACGCGTAGAAAGTTTTAGTATTCAAAATGACGGCAGAGAGCCAACAGATGCTGAGTTTAATCAGATTCTCTCCGATGTAGCAATGGACAAGGTGTTCTACGATGAAGGTTGGAATGGCGCTTATCCAGCTTCCTTTATTGATGAAGACGAGCGAGAAGATGCCTACATTAGACAAGGCGGAGAAGAAATAAATCTTGATATTGTTCCAATGGATGCAAGGCAAATCATTATTGGAGATATGGAAGCTGCTGGACAAACAGTAACAGAGAAAGCAATTATAGAAAACTATCAAGCCTTCATAGCTGGAAGACTTGATTTGAGTATTAATGTGGAAATGTAAATATGAGTCTTGAAATTAAAACAGGATACATGACAGCAGCTCAACTTGAAGAGCTAGAAAAAAACAAAAAGACACAGATAGGCGGAGCAACTAATATAGATGTTGGCTCAGTCAACGCTTCTGCAATGCCTGGACTTGATATTGATACTGCTATTGCTAATAGTGGAAAAGAAATAAAAGTTGAGTCACCATTACAAAAGCCAGTAGTAACGCCGTACAAGGAAACGCAAAACCTATCGGGTTTTATGGATTCACAGCCAACACAAAGGACAACGACAGCGGTTAGTGATGATGGACTCAAGGCATTTCTTGAGACAGAGCGTGCAAGAAAGAGAAATTTTCTCAAGCAAACAATAAAAATTGCTTCGATGAACCAGCCTGATAGGGCAGCAGAAATCCAAAGACTTGCGACAGAGTTTAATATACCGCCGAGTATTGTCCAGGACAACCTTGACCAAATGAAGAATCAGTCTAAGCTGATGGAGATTGATTTCGATACGCTTGAGGTAGACAGTCCAATCCTTGCTGACCAGCTTAGAAACCTCTCTTTTGCTAGTGTAGCCCATGATGACTTAGAGTCTCTTGGAGCTATCGAAAAAGCCTTTAAATGGTTTAAGGAAGGGGTACTCGAAGCTCCTGACAATATAGCCTCAGGATGGAGAGCGGGTGATTCTATCTATGACCTGGGAATACTAGGCACACAAATAAGAGATAGCGGCGGCGATATAACGCCTGAACTGCAAGCACAAATAGATCAATTACATGAGATTATGAAAAGTAACTCAGGTGAAGGATTTATGCATTCAGCTGCTCAAATAGCGGGAACGATGTATCCAGGTACGCGTGATGCGTTTATTGAATCAGGCGCTCAGTCACTCGCGGTAGCTGGCGGAACATACATAGCGACTCTGCCATTTCAAGGGCCACTTGCGTTTACACCAGGCCCTGAAGATTTAGTCGCTGGAGCGGGAGCAGCGGCAACAGGAACAATGGCGTTTGTACCTTCTATGACAGTCAACATGATGCGTAACTCGTATGAGATTGAAGGCGGCATATCTTATATTGATTTAAGAGAAATGGGCGCTACTCACGAGAACGCAAGCAATGTCAGTAATGTAGTCGGAATGATTAATGCCTCTCTTGAAATGGTGGGTATTACAGCTGTTACAAAACCCTGGCGCAAGATGTGGTCAGGATTTGTAAACAAAAAGATTAATCAGTCTATTACACGCGGAGGCCTGGCAAGAGATGTATTAGCAAGTTATCTGTTAGGTATTGGCGTAGAAACATCAACAGAAGTCATGCAAGAAGTTGTCAATATCTTTGGTGAAGAGTTTACTAAGATGATTGATGAAGGCGTAGATGTTGAGTCATTATTTGCTACTGAAGAAGGCATGGAAGAGCTTTGGGGTAGGCTCAATGAAATAATGAAAACAACATCCCAGGGTATGGCTATTTTAGCTTTGCCTAGTGCTGGTACAACTTATTATGCTGGACATGGCCAGGTCAGCAACGCAGAGAAAACAACGCAGTTATTTGAAGCATTATCCGAAGGCGCTGCAAACTCTACTTTAATTGAAAGACTACCATCCGAAGGTCAAAAGTTTGTCAAGGAAGTTTTAAAAGAAGGCGATGTTAATACAGTTTATATTGATCATGAGAAGTTTAATGATTACCTTAACAAACGCAGTATTGACCCAAACTCTGATGAAGCTAAACAGTTTTTCCAGGACTTAGGTGTTGACGGACAGCTTGAAGAGTTAGCGGTTACTGGTGGTGATGTAGCCATACCGATTGAAAAGTACTTAACAAACATAGCAAAGACTGACCATCACCCTGACTTAGCGCCCCATATTCGCGTAAATCAAGAACATTGGTCAGCAAGTGAATCAGAGAACTGGCTGAAGAATAATCCTGACTTTAAATCAAATGTAGAGGCTATTCAAAAAGAAGCAGATAGAGTCAGTAATTTGACAGATATTGAACGCGAAAACAATGTGGTTTACAAAGAAGTTTTTGACCAGTTAGTTAGTCAAGGCACATCAAGAGAAGACTCTAATGCTCAAGCCATTATGTACTCAGCTGTATTTGAGGTATTAGGTAGAGAAGGCAATGTAAACCCAGGAGAGTTGTTTCAAAAGTATGGCTTAGATATACAACGCGTATTTGATGGGCAAAACATAAAACCTAAAAAAGAATTAATTGATGTTGTTGATGAAGTAAAGAAAGCTAGAGAGCCTGTTGTCGCAGATGTCAAATCAGTCCCAGTAGAAAGAACAGAGCAAGAAACAAAAGAAGGTGACTCAGTAGATAGAAAATTCTTTTTTGCTAAAGGTTTTGATGATAGCTATTTCCCAAGCTACATGGAAAGAACAAAAAAGAAAGATGCCAACATTACACCTGAACGCAAAGTAGATTTAATGTTGGATGAATTGCGAACTAACTTTATGACTAATAAAAATAATGAAGTCATGATGAAGCAAGGTGAACCTAATCAACAATGGGTTTATCCATCAGGAAGTGATAAAGCTAGTGATGTTATATCAGAGACAGAAAAACCACAATGGCTTGAAATGCCATATCCAAATCCTGATTACATAGTCCTTGATATTGACGGCAAGCAACAAATACTTGATGAATATATACCAAAGAAAACTGACGGCGAATGGGCTGAAAGAATGAATGCTGGTGGTTACAAAGGTAGTTTAACACTTGTAGAGGCTTTAGCGTTTATTGATAAAGATGGCAAAAAAACTTACTACACAGAAGATCAAGTTAGAAAAGCATTATTAGACCAGGAGCAAGCTAAAACAATACCTTCAAAAATAGAAATGAGCGCTCTGTTAAAAATGAAAAAACCTGAGCTTCTCGAAGTTGCTAAATCACTTGATATACAAATTGAAGATACCGCAACTAAGGCTAAATTAATAACTCGAATTAATTCAGCTCAGACAGGGCAAAGACAAATGCCTGTTGAACCTACAAAGCCTGAAATTGGAAACCTAAAAAGGACAATTCAGTATGTAATCAATCGTGGCGGGGTTCATCCTGATACTGACTTTGCTGGTGATTTAAAATCTCAAGATATTAACATTCGTGGTCTTATTCCTAAATTTTGGGCGCCAAGACCTGATGGTAATGCTGATATGATGCGCGGTGTTGATAATATTGTTCCAAGTGAATTTGAAGCCTCCACAGGTATTGTTCCTGAAGTAACCGATGGTTATGTAGATATAGATTGGTTATTCCAAAGAATTGTAGATGAGAATGCGGGAAATGTATCAGGACTTGCAGAAGAAGAACAAGTTGTTATGGATCAGTACGAAAGAGACTTAGCCGCATACGAGGAAGAGTTAGCTAACTTTGAAAAAACAACGGACGATGTTAATACTGAGCTAGAAGATGCTCAAAGAGCTGATGTTGAATCAATGCAGTATGACATGGCTGAAATGACAGACTTCCTGGAAAACACACTTGGTATTGATTTAGACAATTCTACGCCTGAAGAAATAGAAACATTAATTAAAGACCAGCTATATGACCCACAAGGAAGAATACTTGACCAGGCTGCGTTTCA